GAACATAAAAAGTAAAGTAGTCCGCAAGCTCTTGGCGTACACCGCCGTCACATTCTATTTTAATATAAACGTCATTAACTTTGCGAACTACTATTTTATCCATTATGCACCAGATGTAAACTGTCGCCATTTGATAATGTTACTTATCGTTTGATGGCGCCATGTAATGTTTGAAACTATTTCAGATAAAGTATCTATCATAGTTTTCCAGTACTCAATTTGAGCTTGGAGTGTTTGAATTTGCGGATCACTTTCGTAATAGTAATCCATATCAGACTTCATTGGTTTAGTCAATCCATCAAACGGATCGTAATCCCAACCAAGATCGTCCATCTTTGATTTATCCATCTTACCATTGTACCACATGAACTTGTCTTTCAATAGACGTTTCAATTCATGTTCTTTACGATTCTTTTGTAATTTTGAAAGCGACAAAAGCTCCACGTATTTAGCATGGAGCTTAGGTGTTTCTTTAGAGGATTTATCGAGTTCGAATTCTTCGATCTCGCAATCTTTTTTCCATTGTTCTAGTACTTGTTCAAGTGTCAACATAATATATCTCGCGGGTAAGTTAATAGGCTTTATAACCTATTATATCACAAAAATGAAAAAAAGTAAACTACTTAAGGTGCAGCAGTTGTAGAGTCGCCATAACTCGTTAATGTAAAGTAATCAAACCTGAATGTAACATCAACCTGAGCATAGTTAATATCGGCATCTTGCACGTTAAAGTTAATAGAACCTAATGATGTAGGGAATGCATTATGGAATGTTACTTTGACGTTAGCATTATTCTTACTTGATAGAATGTAGACAGTGACATCATCATACTTGTCTTCAGTGTTATTTGTTGTAACACTACGATCTAACCAATTATAGATCTCAATATAGTTCTCCATATTCTCAGCAACTAACATGGTGATGTTTAATGCTTCTGCTTCAAGCTTATCGCCAGGAACATAGACATTAGTAATAGGCCTATTGACAGTTACTTCATTTACGGTAACTGATGGCATTACAAAGTTTTGACAGAAGTAAGATGTGTTAGGTGCTCTATGGAACACCATTCTAAATCCGTCTGAGACTGCCAGAGGATTCTTGTTTTTAGTTGTATAGTTTGTCATACTGTTATTTATACATCTCCGAAATAAAAAAAGAGGGACCTTTCGGCCCCTCTTTAAAGTACTACTATCTTATTATAGTTATTATGCTATATTAAGCGTTGTCAAGTAAACCAGATACTTTGAAAATACGGAAGTATTGGTTAGCACGGTTAAAGCCAGTGTCGTTACCTGGAGCTGAACCAACGAATGGGTTAGCAACCATACCGTAACGTGTCTTGAAACCGATCTTAGGTTGGAAAGAACCTTGATCAACAGCACGAACCATAGTTAGTGGAACGTATGGGCAATAGAACATACCAGCATCGTATGGGTTTGAACCACGGTAGCCAACGTTAACATAGTCAACAGTAGCGTATGGGTCAATGTAAACCTTGATACGACCAAGCAATGTACCAGCAAATGTATTGCCAGTGTCATCAACTTGAAGAGCTGTGCTCAATTGTGGAGCGTAATCCAAAACACCTGCAGCTGCAAGAGCAGTAGCAACGTCTGAAGATACGATGATAAAGTTACCCTTACCACGACGTGTATCTTTAGCGATTTGGTTAGCTTCGCGATCGATCTGAACTAATAGACCTTTGAACTTCTCAACTGACCAACGGCCATCAGCATCAGTTACGAGGTTGAATGTACCAGCTGAAGTAATGTTAGCTGTTTGAGCACCTAACTTAGCTTTAACGTTGATAGTACGAATAACTTCGCGGTTGATCTCAGCAAGAATTTCTGCTGAAAGGATGTTAGCCAATTCTGTTTCAGCGTCAAGACCATGAACTGCTTTCAAGTCTTGTGCCAATTCCATTGTGTACTCAGCCTTTAAAGCACGTGTCTTTGCAGTCACTGTTGCTTTTTCGATTGAGAAAGCCATTTGGCCAAAGCTGTTAGTTGATGAATCACCTAATGCTTCGCCTTCAGCTGTTGTCATACCAGCGCCAACACCGAATGGATCAGCAACAGTATCAGCAGCTGCTGTACCGACTGTGCCAGAAGAACCAGCGTTAACAGTAGTGTCTGTTCCTGGTAGGGAATCAGATGTACCGCCGTGTGTACCGTTCTTGTTTGTTGCTGTAGCACCAGAGAATGAAGATGAAGAGAAATCTGTATCAGCTTCGTTAAACAATGCTTCTGTACCGTTTTGTGCGTTATAACGTGACTTCATAGCGAAGATCAAGCCTGTTGGGCCAGACATAGGCTGAACTGAAGCAACATCATATGCCATTAGGTTAGGCATTGCACGACGTACTAAAGAGATTAAGATTGGATCCCAGTTTGAAACACCAGAGCCAGTAGCGTTTGCTGGAGCTGCTTCGCTCAAGAAACCTTGCTGTGAACGCTCTTCTTGAAGAGCCTTCTCTTGGTTTTCCAACATAACGGCTGTAACAGCGCGCTTGTATGGGTCAGTGATTGCTGGTAGGCCAGCATGGTCGATAACTTCAGACCATTTTGATTGTGCTTGTTCTGCTAAAAACATTTTATGTTTTCCTTTTTATTTCTGTGAGCGTGAAATGGCAGCCATATAAGCTGACATACGTGGTGATGTAGTAGTTTCTTCAGTTAAAGATGTATCTTCTTGAACTTCTGATTGAGTAGTTACCTTAGAGAAGTGAGCTTCTTTAACGATTTGAACTTTCTTAGAGAAAGTCTCAGCGTCATCGTAGTCAATACCTTCAACTAATGACTTAAGCTTTTCAGCTTCAGTAGTAACCATACCTTCAGATGCTTCAGCGATAATCTGAGCACGCTTTAGAGTTTCTAACTCTTCAGCCAACTTAACTGATTTCGCAGTTGTAGTTGTTAGTTGCTCTTCTAGCTCGTCAACCTTGCCAGATAAATCATCGATTAGATCTTCTTTACCTTCTGGAACTTCAATGTAATGTTCAACGAACACTTGTTGAAGTTGAGTCATGAAGCTTTCAGCGATCTCAGTACGAATACCTTGTTCGATTGCAAGTTCATTTTCTTCCATCCATTGTTCAACAACATAATTGAGATAACCATCGATCTTCTCAACTAATTCTGAACGGATGCCTTCTACTTCCTCTGATAATTCAGAGATATACTTCTCTTCTAGCTTTACTTTTTCTTCAGCTAAACGCGCTGAAATTGCAGCTTCAAAAAGTGTTGATGCTTTTTCTCTGAATTCTTCAGAGAGATTAGCGTCGGATTCAATAAGAGCTTTTAGATCTTCTTGAACTTGTTCTTCGCTAATAACAGCTTCTTTCTTTTCCTCAACCACAACAACTTCTTCAGCTTCTTCAGTGAAGAGTTTAGAGTAAACTGCTTGAAGGTCTTCCTTTTTCATTCCTGACAATTTGTCAACAGCAGCGCTGATGATACCAGACTTTGTCTTTGGAACTGGTGCTTGCGAAGTTGTTGCAAGGCTTTTGGCCTTGTCGTCTTCGAAGTCAGAACCTTGTCCAAACTTAGCGTCTGTTGGTTTACCTTTAACAGGGTTACCTACAGCGTTTTCGTCTAGTGTGTTCTCTGAAACTTCAACTTTGTCATCGAGTTTCACATCATCAAGGAGCTGTTCAGATTGTTGGATGTCTTTTTCTTGTGACATTCAAATCACTCCTTATTGTTAAAGTTTAGAGAGGAAATGTTGGAAAACACGTACTTGAGCTTCAGCAAGCTGAGCCTTTGGAGTTCTCTTAATTTCAGTCTCAATTTCGTCAATTTCTTGAGGTGTTAGTATACCGTTTTCATATATCCATTCAACGCCTTCCATGATTCCGTTTACGAAAGCACTTGGGGCTGAAGGATCTTGAACAATGTCTACTGTCGCTAAGTGAAAATCATTTTTTACATAATTCACACCGTTGCGCGTCTCAAGACTACCCATACCACGAGATGATACTCCCAGTTTCACACCACCTTCGAGCAAACCTTTTACGATTTGGCCCATAGGCGTTTCTAGGATTTTTGCCTTACCAATTACATTATTACCTTCGAAACGAAGATCTGTAATTAGGTGAGATACTTTGTCTAGGTTGATAGTTGGGCCTTCTGGATGATTAAGCTCTCCAACTGCTCTACCTGTTTTAACTTGCTCTTCGATATATTTTTCGACAGCAGGTTGTAAAATTTTAGATTCATAGATGCGACCATTACGGTTTTTAGCATCGGCCATCATGAAGATACCTTCAATAAAGACGTCTGTCTTACCGTTCTGCTTGGCTTCAGTAATATACTGAATGCCTGAATCGATTTGTTCTGTAATTAACTTCATTCGTTTTCCATTGCCTCTATTGCATCTTTGGCTGCTTCATCAGCAGCATCTTTAGTTTTGAAATATTCAACTTCTAAACCATTTATGCATACTACAAAAAAGCCGGCAGTCTTCTTGACTTCGACTTTTGTATCACCACTAGCTTCGTATAACTGACTAGTAGTTCTGTATTCTTTAAACTTCTTCAGTTCCATTTTCGTCTGATGTTTCCGTTGTGTCAATATCAACCTCTTCACCAGAGTCAATAGAATCTTCTGTTTCTACTTGACCACCATAGATGCCTTGAGCCACTTCAATCTTTTTAGCATCGATAGCATCTGCAATCTTAGCATTTAAAGCATCTGAAAAAGATGAATTCATAACGTCTTTATCACCAGCTGCAATCGCATTCAATAAATTTATTGCATAATCACTCATAATTACCTCTTTCAATTGTATTTATAAAATATTATTTCTTAGCATCATCTTCAAGAGGTGGTGCTAATTCATCTCCCTGTTGGGAATCCATAGCCTCTTGATTGATCTCTTTATCAATATCACTAATCTCTTCTTCAGTCTGCATAAGGATATTCTTACGAACCCAAGCTGCAGAATAGTATTTACCAACAAATGGATCTACCATCTGAAGACTGTTCATTCTTTCACGAATAACTTCTGATTCTTTAAGTTCAGCAAAGTAGTTATCCTTAAGGAAGTCAATAACAATATCTTCCTTCATCTTATCCCAGTCTTCTATGGTGATAACACCTTTAAGAATCAACTGAGTTTTAAGGACTTGCATGAATAGCTCAGAGAACTTCTTACGAAGACGCTGAACAAACTTACTAAACTTAACTTCATCTCGTGAGATCTCTGTAGAGCGACCTAATACAAATGATTGGTTCTCTTCTAAACGAGATACAGGAACGTTAAGTGACTTATATAGTTTCTTTTGGAAGTAGAGGATGTCTTCAATCTGACCTAAGTTCTCACCACCTGGAAGTGTTGTGATCTCTGTACCCTTACCACCTTCACGGCGTGGAAGCCAAAAGTCTTCCAACATAGACATGTGTTTACGATCATCTCTGATCTCGCCAGTGTTGGCATCATAAACAATCTTATTCTTATAACGTGCCATAATGTCACGTAAGTATGCTTCGGCTTTACCCTTAGGTAGATTACCAACGTCAATATAAAAGATACGACGTTCTGGAGCACGAGCCAAACGATAGATGACTAATGAGTCTTCCATCATTCTTAATTGGTTTACCGGTTTAATAGCTTTAAACAAGAAACCTAAAACTTTTTTAGACTGCTGATCTAATAATCCTGATGGAACATAGACAATAGCATCTTTATTAATTTTTAAACCTGTGTTTGATTTACCTTGAATTGTATCTTGGTAGATATAGAACTCATTGTAACCTTTAACAAGTTTAGCACCAGTCTTTAGATCTTTATCTTCAATGACTTGGCGAACTTTACGAATATGCAATGCATCAATAGGACGTAGTTCTGTGATACCTTGCTTTGGATTTTTTTCATCAATAATCATGTGGTAATATAATCTACCATCGACATACCACTTACGGAAGATGTCATGGCCATTAGAACCAAATGATAATAGTTTAGTTACAGAATCAAACTCTTCACGAATAAGGTTTTTAATCTTATCATTATATCCATCTAAATTATCTGTTACGATTTCTACAGCTTGGTCA